TTATAACGTCACTCCGCCTTTTAGTGGATTCAGAGCGACGGCGTTCTGCAGGTAGTCAGGCGCAAGGTGCGCATAGGTCATTGTCTGCTGAATGCTCGCATGCCCCAGAATCTGTTGCAGTGCAATTATGTTGCCCCCATTCATCATGAAATGGCTTGCGAATGTATGCCGCAGAATGTGGGTTGCCTGATTGGGAGGTATATCAGGTTTCACTCTGCGTAAAATCCCGCAAAACTTCTCATAATCTACCTTGAACAATTTGGCGCTGGCCTCCTCTTTAACTTTTTTCTCCAGTTCCTCAGAAATCGGCACTGTTCGCTTTTTACCGTTTTTGGTTTTCAGGAAGGTAACCCTGCAACTTGTAATCTGTGCTGGTTTTAGTGTGGCAACTTCCGTCCACCTTCCTCCAGTGCTCAGACATAAAAGCGCGACAAGTAAGTCATCACCAGTCAAAACATTTAGCAGTTTTTCGATTTCTGCTTTTTCCAGGAACGTCATTTCAGGGTTAGCCTCCGTCAGTGGCGGCAGTCCGTGAATTGGGTGTTGCCCGGAAAATTCATCCAATTGAATTAATTTTGTGAACATGCCGGATAATCGGTACATGTCGCGGTTTATCGTTGCAGCACTGATGCCATCACGTAGTCGCATGGAGCGATAATCCGTCAAAGCCCTTTTGTTCATCCGACTCACTGGTATATCACCTATGCCGCTGATGGTTTTGAGCAGATGATTAAACTCTTTTGTCCCATGCTCGTGGTTTTGCCCGTGGTATTTCCACCAGATGTCGAGCAATTCTGTCAAAGTTCGGCGGTCTGCTCGCTGGCCTCCCCATTCTTTCTGACTGGCATTGGCGATTGTGTATCGCTCAAATGCTAGTGCTTCAGCTTTTCTTTCAAATTTCCTGCGGATGCGTTTTCCGTCGCGACCGCGAGGTCTAATGTCCACTTCATAGCGACCATCATCGAGCTTCTTAATTGCCATAAGAAAGCCCTCCGGCGCTGTATTCACCATCTTGGTGGCAAATGGTGAAAATGTAATTTTTATATAGAGTTAGCCAATCCTTTTCGCGGAGTGGTTGGATTCTGTTGACTCTGGCCCACTGTGCGCGAGAGCCGGTGCGATTTGTCCCGCTTCCGGCGCTGTTTTATCTGTCATGAGCCATAGTGTGTATTTTTGGAACTGAGGTGCATTGGTGACCTGCAACACAACTTGGATGCCAGGGTCTTGATGGCCTCCTTCGTAATTCTTTAGCGTTCCTAACGCTATGCCGCTGATTTCACTGAATTTTGCTTGAGTTAGCCCTTCCGATTGTCTTATTGCTCTTAATTTTTGTGCGATATTCATTTGACATAGTCCTGACTTAATGACTATATTCCCCGAAAAGGTCATTAATCCAGAACCTTTTCGGGCGTGAGTCCAGCGCCGCTTAAACGGTTCCAAGCGGTTTTTAAGGGGCTGGATCCTATGAGGGTAACATAGATGGAAGTTAATGATTATGTGATTAAGTACCCGCTTGATGCGGTACATGCGGAAAAGTTTGCAGATTTATTGGGTAAACCAAAAACCGCAGTTACAGAAATGATAAAGGCTAACAAGCTACCGGTTATCGAGCTTCGAGATCCAAATAAGCCGAAGGCCCGCGCCGGTGAGAAATGGGTTTTCATTCCAGAGTTTAATCGCGCTGTACGTGAGGCGTTTTATAACCGACCGGTTGAACAGCGTGATGCATGGCTTTTGTGGATGGGGTTGTGATTATGAATGAGCCGCGTTGTATTGCGCAGTTACTGCGTAACGAAAGCCCCAGGGCGATTGACTTCACCATCACCCACGGTAAGGGGCGTAAGGGAATCATTATCCGCACCAAAAAACAGAGTCCGTTAAAAAAGGCTCTGACCTTTCTGAAAAGCCGGAGGGTCTGGAAATGACAGTGATGACGCTCAATCTCGTTGAAAAACAGCCAGCAGCTATGCGCCGGATAATTGGTAAGCATCTGGCCGTCCCTCGCTGGCAGGAGACATGCGATTATTATAATCAGATGATGGAACGCGAACGGCTAACGGTTTGCTTTCATGCGCAGTTAAAACAACGTCATGCAACGATGCGTTTTGAAGAAATGAACGACGTCGAACGTGAACGGCTGGTTTGTGCAATTGATGAATTGCGTGGGGCATTCTCAAAACGCCGTCAGGTTGGCGCAAGTGAGTATGCATATATTAGTTTTTTAACAGTCAGTCAGCGTCGTACTTTATTTATGCATGCCGGATTGACTGAAAAAGAATTCAACCAGCCATACTGGCGAATTAATGAAGAGTCATGTTACTGGCGTGATGCTTTATTCCGTGCATTACGTGAATTATTCAGTCTGTTTGAGTATGCACCGACAATTCTGACGTCGGTAAAACCAGAGCAATATCTGCATTAAGTAATTAACCCGAGTTTTTAACGCACTTAATCGTGCGGGGCTTCTTTTTGCCTGGAGAAAGTCATGCATACAGTTTCTGAAAATCAGTGCGGTAAATACGCATTACTGCTGCAACAGGCCAGAACCGAAGCACAGGCCGACGCAGCGACACGCTTTTCTTCTCATCTTGACGCCATGATTCGCCATATCACAAAGGCGGAGTTATCCCGCGTGGAGATAGTCGAGCTGCTCAGTCAGGAGTCGGAAAAATTTCACAATATCGGATTGTCTCGCGGGGAGGTGCTTTGATGTCCTGTTCTCATTCAGTTGTATTACTGAATAACGCCTTAAAAATCGCCGTTATGGGAAATGGTGATTTGTCTCTTATTCAACTTTGTCTTGATAAAGAAAAACGCGACATAACTGAATCTGTTATCGCGATTTATCAGAATGAATTAAACCTCCTGTCTGATGTGGTCAATTTACTTGTTAAACGCGCTGTATTCCACAAGCAAATTTCCTCCGTGGATGAACTGACAAAATTAACGACAGAAATCGTCAGCTATTGCGCTGATGAATTTAAGAAACTGAACGACAAAAGGAACTGGTAATGCCGGACAACGTAGATTTCATTCAGGAACAACAGGCTGAATTACTGGAGCGCCAGATTAACGCGGCAAGGGTAAAACATTGCGGTGCTTCTGCGCTGGTTTGCGAAGAGTGTGACGCGCCAATACCTGCTGCCCGTCGTGCGGCTTATCCGTCAGCCACGCGTTGTGTTTCCTGTCAGTCAGTCTTTGAAGCAAAAAACAAACATTACCGGAGAACGGCATGAGTATTCGTATTGAAATTGGCGAACGTTATGTCGTTACCAGTGACAGCTTTCAGTTTATTCTCCACGAGAAAAAGAGAGCGGAAAGCGGTAAAAACGCCGGTCAGGAATGGCTGGCGGTGGTTGGTTATTACCCGAAATTAAGCCAGCTCGTTTCCGGCCTGATGCATCACGATATTCTGACCGGAAGCGCAAAGTCTTTTGCTGATTTAAACGCGCAGGTTGAGCAACTCAGCAAGCGTTGTTCAGAGGCTTTTGGCTCATATGGCCGTTAAAGCCTCCGGGCGTTTTGTCCCTCCGTCAGCATTTGCCGCAGGCACCGGTAAGACGTTTACCGGTGCTTATGCATGGAACGCGCCACGCGAGGCCGTCGGGCGCGAAAGCCCCCTTACACGTGACGAGATGCGTCAGGTGCAAGGTGTTTTATCCACGATTAACCGCCTGCCTTACTTTTTGCGCTCGCTGTTTACTTCACGCTATGACTACATCCGGCGCAATAAAAGCCCGGTGCACGGGTTTTATTTCCTCACATCCACTTTTCAGCGTCGTTTATGGCCGCGCATTGAGCGCGTGAATCAGCGCCATGAAATGAACACCGACGCGTCGTTGCTGTTTCTGGCAGAGCGTGACCACTATGCGCGCCTGCCTGGAATGAATGACAAGGAGCTGAAAAAGTTTGCCGCCCGTATCTCATCGCAGCTTTTCATGATGTATGAGGAACTCTGCGATGCATGGGTTGATGCACATGGCGAAAAAGAATCGCTGTTTACGGATGAGGCGCAGGCTCACCTGTATGGTCATGTTGCTGGCGCTGCACGTGCTTTCAATATTTCCCCGCTCTACTGGAAAAAATACCGTAAAGGGCAGATGACCACGAGGCAGGCATATTCTGCCATTGCCCGTCTGTTTAACGATGAATGGTGGACTCATCAGCTTAAAGGCCAGCGTATGCGCTGGCATGAGGCGTTACTGATTGCTGTCGGGGAGGTCAATAAAGACCGTTCTCCTTATGCCAGTAAACATGCCATTCGTGATGTGCGTGCGCGCCGCCAGGCAAATCTGGAATTTCTTAAATCGTGTGACCTTGAAAACAGGGAAACCGGCGAGCGCATCGACCTTATCAGTAAGGTGATGGGCAGTATTTCTAATCCAGAAATTCGCCGGATGGAGCTGATGAACACCATCGCCGGTATTGAGCGTTACGCTGCCGCAGAGGGTGATGTGGGGATGTTTATCACGCTGACCGCGCCGTCAAAGTATCACCCGACACGTCAGGTCAGAAAAGGCGAAAGTAAAACCGTTCAGCTTAATCACGGCTGGAACGATGAGGCATTTAATCCAAAGGATGCGCAGCGTTATCTCTGCCGTATCTGGAGCCTGATGCGCACGGCATTCAAGGATAATGATTTACAGGTCTACGGTTTGCGTGTCGTCGAGCCACACCACGACGGAACGCCGCACTGGCATATGATGCTTTTTTGTAATCCACGCCAGCGCAACCAGATTATCGAAATCATGCGTCGCTATGCGCTCAAAGAGGATGGCGACGAAAGAGGAGCCGCGCGAAACCGTTTTCAGGCAAAACACCTTAACCGGGGCGGTGCTGCGGGATATATCGCGAAATACATTTCAAAAAACATCGACGGCTATGCACTGGATGGTCAGCTCGATAACGATACCGGCAGACCGCTGAAAGACACAGCGGCGGCTGTTACCGCATGGGCGTCAACGTGGCGCATCCCGCAATTTAAAACGGTTGGCCTGCCGACAATGGGGGCTTACCGTGAACTACGCAAATTGCCTCGCGGCGTCAGTATTGCTGATGAGTTTGACGAACGCGTCGAGGCTGCTCGCGCTGCTGCAGACAGTGGTGATTTTGCGTTGTATATCAGCGCGCAGGGTGGGGCAAATGTCCCGCGCGATTGTCAGACTGTCAGGGTTGCCCGTAGCCCGTCGGATGACGTTAACGAGTACGAGGAAGAAGTCGAGAGAGTGGTCGGCATTTACGCGCCGCATCTCGGCGCGCGTCATATTCATATCACCAGAACGACGGACTGGCGCATTGTGCCGAAAGTTCCGGTCGTTGAGCCTTTGACTTTAAAAAGCGGCATCGCCGCGCCTCGGAGTCCTGTCAATAACTGTGGAAAGCTCACCGGTGGTGATACTTCGTTACCGGCTCCCACACCTTCTGAACACGCCGCAGCAGTGCTTAATCTGGTTGATGACGGTGTTATCGAATGGAATGACACGGAGGTCGTGAGGGCGCTCAGGGGGGCATTAAAACACGACCTGAGAACACCAAATCGTCAGCAAAGAAACGGAAACCCGTTAAAACCACATGAAATTGCACCATCGGCCAGACTGACCCGGTCGGAAAGAATGCAAATTACCCGTATCCGCGTTGACCTTGCTCAGAACGGTATCAGGCCGCAGCGATGGGAGCTTGAGGCGCTGGCGCGTGGAGCGACCGTAAATTATGACGGTAAAAAATTCATGTATCCGGTCGCTGATGAGTGGCCGGGATTCTCAAAAGTAATGGAGTGGACATGATGGCAAAAATTCACGAGGTAAAGCTGCACGCAAAATATTTTGACCTTGTGCTGGAAGGAAAGAAACGCGCAGAGTTTCGGAAAAATGACCGTAATTATGAGCGCGGGGACACGTTGATTTTGCATGAATGGGGGCAGGGGGTGTATACGGGGCGAAAGGTTGAAGCCCGGATAACAGATGTTACTGACCTGTCAGACTGGCTGGAAGATTATGTCTTGCTAAGTATTGAGCTGCTTAATACAGGCGCATATGAGATTGTGAACTGGAAAGAACTTAGTGAGCGTGGTCTGGTATTCAGAATTAATCATGAAATTATGCATCAGCTCGGCCTTGCTGTCATGTATGAACCAGAGACGGGGATGTCTGGCGGGGCAATGGTTGCCACGGATGGAGCATGGAACTATTCGGACGAACAGATTGAGTGTGCAAAGCAAAACGGGTGGCTTGGATAATGCACAGAATACCAGGCGAGATACCGCAACATAACACTAAAAATATCAAGCTGATGGCTATTGTTCACCGTCTACAGCAGATTATGGTCAACGAAAATCTGACGCCTGACGAGCTGGTCGGGTGTGCCGAAATAGTCCGGGATAATTACGGGCGGCTTAATTATATCCGTCAGTCCAGAGTTGCTCCACCGTCACGCAGACTATAGAAAACGCCGTCAGTCTTGAAACTTGTTTTCAGGGCTGGCGGGGTTGAACAACGAGCATCGCGAGGCGTTAGTGGTTTTCAGTATGTGTGTTATATGTGATAGGTTGCTTCCTAACGTATTTCATGTTTCTATGGAAAAAGACTAAAAAACATGGTAAAGAAGCAAAAAACGCATAGAATGTTGTTAAATTTATTTAGATTATGGTGTATGAAATGCCACTGACTGTCTTAGAACCATTCAAAACACAGATGATTTCCCCAGATGAATTAATCTTGGATGCTAAAAACCCAAGACTTTATAACGGGAAAAGTTTTAATGACAATGCCGACCCGCACGAACTGGTTAAGGCTCTCTCTGATACAGCTGATTTGGAGGAGTTGATTAAATCCATATCAGAGAATGGATATATGTCAATTGAACCTTTAATTGTCATGAAAAAAGGTGCCAAATATGTTGTTTTAGAGGGAAATCGTCGTTTAGCAGCGATCAAATTACTTACTGAGCCGGGTTTGGCACAAAAGTGTCGTGTTGTTGTTCCTAAAAACTTGGACGCTCGTGTTATAGATAGTTTGAAAGAAGTGGCTGTATATCTAGTAAATGATGAGTCAGAGGCTCGTTCATTTATTGGATTTAAGCATGTAAATGGTCCACATAAGTGGGATTCTTTTGCTAAAGCGCAATTTGCATATAAATGGTTTGTAAGTGAAAGGGCAAATGGGCTTACAATAGACGATATAACAAAAAAACTCGGTGATAGTAATAATACTGTGCGTTCTATTGTTAGTGCTATGTTTGTACTTGAACAAGCAAAAAATCAGCAGGTATATGATATTCACGCTGATCGCATGTCTCCAAAATTTTCATTTTCACACTTATATACTGCATTAAATAGGTCTGAATATAAAGACTTCTTGGGGCTCGAGAGAGATTGGAATGTTACTCTTAAAGATAACCCTGTCCCATCGCAGAATATTGATAAACTTAAAGATGTTCTTACTGGTCTTTATGGTTATAAAAAAGATAAAAGAGCTTCTTTAATTTCTTCACAGAATCCGGATTTAAAATATTTTGGCGAGGTTTTGGCTAATGAGGCCTCATACGAAGCCTTTAAGTCTGGGGTTGAAAGTCTGTCTGAATTATATAAACAGGCCGGAGATCCACTTCAACACATCAAGGATGCTTTTCTGGAGATAAACAAGCAGCTTGATACTATATCTTCTGTTCTTGATAGAACTGATTCGTTAGATGACACAACGAAGAACTACATCGAACAATTTAAGAAAAAAGTATTGAAGGTTCAATTTCAATTGCAGAGTATTGAGGAATAATAAATGCAGTTGTTACCTTATCCGGAGAGTCATCATATTCAAGTTAAATTAGATTGGCTTGAATTATCATGTTTATCGAATATTTACTTTACTGTGCGTATTTCTGAGTTAAGAAATATTCTGGAGAATTTAGATTCGTTTACATCTTCTGATATAGGTGAGGAAGATGCTGAAGTAGAGAATGAAATACAACGATTACTGGAACAATATCAGCAAAGAAAAGATATTTTGGGTGAAAGTTATCCATTTGTTTTTAATGAAGAAACACTTTGTCTTGAGTTAATGGAAGGTACATTGGAACAACTGACAGTTGACCAACATATCTATTTATACTGCTTGTATTTTTCTCATATGTCAGCATCACGATTATTTAGTGGTTTGGAAAGTCCTACAAACCAGCAACGGGATTTATTACAGATTGCTGCAACTATTGCTTTGGCTGGTTATGTTCAAGGCCATAGTATTTCATTCGGTTGGCCAAGACCAGATAGCTCAAGATTTTATGATGCGTTAACTAGGGCTATTGATTTAATAGGAGAGGGCAGAGTAAAATCTCTGGCTGATGTAAATCGCTATTTACAGTCTAGGCCTCATAAAGATGCTGGTATTGATGTTATTGCATGGAAGGATAATAATCCTCGCGATATGTTTCCTGGTAATAAGCTTATTTATTTTGCACAAGTTGCTAGCGGAAATGACTGGCGCTCTAAAGCAGTAAAAGAAGACATTGCTGTTATACAAAATCACTGGTTGTCGCAAAGAATATATAGAATAATTGACGCGATTGTTATTCCATTTGATTTCGAAAGTGATGATGAATCTATAAAAAAAGATCATATCTCTTTGATAGCCGAGGAGTTTGGAGCAGTGTTGCATAGGCTACGGTTGCCAACTTGTTTTAAGAGGGGTTTAGAGCTTTTAGTTTCTAACCCTGAGTTGCTGATAGAAAGGGGAAATGAAATAAATAATATTTCACAATATGTAATATCAACAACCGCAACGTTACAACAAGAAGCGGCCTAATATTAGGCCGTTTTAATTGCTTTTTTTTCAATCGGAATTTTACTTTCAGATTCCAATATGTCTACAGTAAATAGTGACTCTGGCATTCTTAATCGAGAATCAGCGATCATGAGCTCTTTTCCAACTTTAGCTTGGTTCATCACATAGCTTATCTCTACCGCTCTTGTGCCATGTTTTGAATATAACTCATGCACTAATGGATGGTCATCATAAGAAATTAGCCAGCGGTTCGCATAACCGGCTATATATTCCTTAAGCTCTCGATGCTGTATGTCATCGAAACAAAAGTTTTTAGAATAAATGTTTCTGCCCTCTTTAACATAGGGAGGGTCTAGATAAACAAAGTCATTTTCGTAATTGTCTTTGTTATCAAATCGTTTTAAAAAATCAATACAATGTTCATTATAAACAAATATAGATTCACGCATGCTCGCTATTTTTTCGAGCTTTTTAATAAGGGTGCTTACAGTGTATCTACAATCAATTTTATATTTTCCAGATTGGTCTAAACCACCAATTGGCCCTGCGCTTAGTACTCCAGATCTATTTGTCCTATTTAAATAAAAAACACTGAACCCGTACTCGAGTTTAGTGTACTTAGTAGGATCAGTAATACTTGACTGATAAATTCTCTTTTGTTTATGCCATTCATCGATACATGGTATATTCTGATATACCATATCTAACAGATTGTCGGTGTTGTTAATTAATTGATCCCAAAAACAAAATAAAGCATAGTTCTTGTCATTTAAGTGGATCTCTTTGACATATCCACCCAATAGCAGTGAAAGCGATGCACCAGCGCCGCCGCAAAATGGTTCAATAAACCGTGCGCCATTTAACTTATTATGCATGAGGAAAATAGCGAGAAATGAAGCAAGCTTGTCCTTGCCACCTGGATAGCGGAATGGTGAGCTGGCTCTAGGGATGTCGTGAACCCCAAACAACTTGCGTACTGATTTTTTGCTAAGTTGTTTTATTGCTTCATGTTCAAGGATTCTCTGATCCATGTGCCACCGTTACTATTATGAAAAATATTTCTATTATCGCATGCGTCATTGCTTCCTGCAATCAGGGTAGCGCATGTATCTATAGCGTGCGTGGATTTGCATTTATGTTCTTTGGTCTCTAACTCTTTTGTATGGTAATCCCCAAGGGGGTTTGATTACTTAATTCAACCGCATTAAAACCGGCTCATGAAGCGGGCGGGCGAGGCGGGGAAAGCACTGCGCGCTGGCGGTGGTGATGATTTTATTTTTTCAGCGTCTGAGCGCGTCGTGATGGCGTTTAGATTGTGCGCCGGGGCGTTGGTGTGTCTGCGGGGTGTTTTGTGCGGTGGTGAGCGTGTGAGGGCGTGATGACGGGGTGTAAAAAAGCCGCCCGCAGGCGGCGATGTTCAGCCGTTGTCAGTGTCCAGTGAGTAGTTTTTAAAGCGGATGACCTCCTGGCCAAGCCAGCCGTTTATTTCCCGAATCCTGTCCTGTAGCGGGATAAGCTCATTGCGGACAAAGACCTTTGCCACTTTCTCAATATCGCCCAGCGACCCGACGTTCTCCGGCTTGCCGCCCATCAACTGAAAGGGGATGCGGTGCGCGTCCAGCAGGTCAGCGGCGCTGGCTTTTTTGATATTAAAAAAATCGTCCTTCGTCGCCACTTCACTGAGGGGGATAATTTTAATGCCGTCGGCTTTCCCCTGTGGGGCATAGAGAAACAGATTTTTAAAGTTGTTGCGGCCTTTCGACTTAACCATGTTTTCGCGGAGCATTTCGATATCGTTGCGATCCTGCACAGCATCAGTGACGTACATGATGTATCCGGCATGTGCGCCGTTTTCGTAATACTTGCGGCGGAACAGCGTGGCCGACTCATTCAGCCAGGCAGAGTTAAGGGCGCTGAGATATTCCGGCAGGCCGTACAGCTCCTGATTAATATCCGGCTCCAGCAGGTGAAACACGGAGCCGGGCGCGAAGGCTGTCGGCTCGTTGAAGGACGGCACCCACCAGTAAACATCCTCCTCCACGCCACGACGGGTATATTTGGCCGGTGAGGTTTCCAGTCTGATGACCTTACCGGTGGTGCTGTAACGCTTTTCCAGAAACGCATTACCGAACACCAGAAAATCCAGCACAAAGCGGCTGAAATCCTGCTGGGACAGCCACGGATGCGGGATAAATGTCGAGGCCAGAATATTGCGTTTGACGTAAATCGGGGAGCTGTGATGCACGGCAGCACGCAGGCTTTTTGCCAGACCGGTAAAGCTGACCGGTGGCTCATACCATCTGCCGTTACTGATGCATTCGACGTAATCCAGAATGTCACGGCGGTCGAGTACCGGCACCGGTTCGCCAAAGGTGAATGCCTCCATTTTCGGAGCGCTGGCGGTCATTGTTTTCACCGCTGGCTGCGGTGTTTTCCCTTTTTTCTTGCTCATCAGTAAAACTCCAGAATGGTGGATGTCAGCGGGGTGCTGATACCGGCGGTGAGTGGCTCATTTAACAGGGCGTGCATGGTCGCCCAGGCGAGGTCGGCGTGGCTGGCTTCCTCGCTGCGGCTGGCCTCATAGGTGGCGCTGCGTCCGCTGCTGGTCATGGTCTTGCGGATAGCCATGAACGAGCTGGTGATGTCGGTGGCGCTGACGTCATATTCCAGACAGCCACGGCGGATAACGTCTTTTGCCTTGAGCACCATTGCAGTTTTCATTTCCGGCGTGTAGCGGATATCGCGCGCGGCGGGATAGAACGAGCGCACGAGCTGGAACACGCCGACACCGAGGCCGGTGGCATCAATACCGATGTATTCGACGTTATATTTTTCGGTGAGTTTGCGGATGGATTCAGCCTGGGTGGCAAAGTCCATGCCTTTCCACTGGTGACGCTCAAGTATTCTGAATTTGCCACCGGCCACCACCGGCGGTGCCAGCACCACGCATCCGGCGCTGTCGCCACGGTGTGACGGGTCGTAACCAATCCATACCGGACGTGAGCCGAACGGATTGGCGGCAAACGGAGCATAGTCTTCCCATTCTTCCAGCGTGTCGACCATGCAGCGTTGCAGCTCCTCGAACGGGAACACCGACGCCTTGTCGTCAACAAATTCACACATGAACAGGTTTTTAAAATCGTCGGCGCTGTTTTCACGTTTGAGCTGCTCAATGTCGAACAGCGTGCAGCCGCCTTTCAGGGCGTCCTCAATGGTGACAATCTGCCGCCACTGGCCGTCCGCACAGAGAAGCCCACCGGCAAGGGCGTTATGACTGACGTCGATTTCCACGCGTTCGGCGGCGCTGGCGCGTCCCCGGTTAAACAGTTCACCCGACCAGAACGGGTAGGCGTCGTGCGCCAGCGTGGACGGGGTGGAGAAATAGGTCGAGCGCAGGTGACTCTGTGAGGCCATACCTGATGCCACCTTACGGAGCACCTGAAAATTCGGGATCCAGAAAATCTCGTCGACGTACAGGTCGCCGTTATGGCTCTGCGCGGTGTTGGAGTTGGTGCCGAGAAAAATCAGTTTTGCGCCGTTATTGCCCAGGACAATTGGGTCACCGGTCAGGTCAACGTCAACCAGCCGGGCAAAGGCGATGATGTATTCGCGGAACACATACGCCTGCGTTTTACTGGCCGACAGAAAAATCTGGTTATGACCGGTTTTCAGGGCGCGCAGCAGCGCCTCGCGGGAAAAATAAAACGTCGCGCCAATCTGGCGGGATTTCAGGATATCGCGGATGCGGTGCTCAAGCCCGGCGCGATACCAGTGCAACTGATAGTCGAAAGACTGCTCAAAGAAAATCTGCTCCAGCTTTTCGATGGCCTCGTCACTGAAAAAATTCTTTTTCGGTTTGCGACGCCCGCCTTTGTTGCGGTTAGCGACGTTCGGATTAAGGTCTGCCTCGTTGCCGGTCTGACTGTAACGGTTTACCCGTGCCAGTCGTTCAATCTGGCGTCCCAGCAGGTCAATTTCCTTGAAGTCACCGCCGGTTTTCTGCGGTTTGATGATGAGCTGGGTCAGCCGCGCTTCCAGGCTCATTTCGACACGGCTGATGGGGGCAACGCTGTCCCAGCCGTCGCGCTGTTTCCAGCTCTGCACCGTCGGGCGTTTCATCTGCAACATGGCGGCAATCTGCGGCACGGAAAACCCCTGCCAGTACAGCAGCGCCGCCTGACGACGCGGGTCGTGTAAAAGAGTGGTGTCTGTGGTGATGGTCATGAATACCTCGCCGTGATGAATACACGGCAAGGCTACTGAGTCGCGCCCCGCGATTCGCTAAGGTGCTGTTGTGTCAGTGATAAGCCATCCGGGACTGATGGCGGAGGATGCGTATCGTCGGGAAACTGATGCCGACATGTGACTCCTCTAATCACTATTCAGGACTCCTGACAATGGCAAAAAAAGTCTCAAAATTCTTTCGTATCGGCGTTGAGGGTGACACCTGTGACGGGCGTGTCATCAGTGCGCAGGATATTCAGGAAATGGCCGAAACCTTTGACCCGCGAGTCTATGGTTGCCGCATTAACCTGGAACATCTGCGCGGCATCCTGCCTGACGGTATTTTTAAGCGTTATGGCGATGTGGTCGAACTGAAGGCCGAAAAGATTGACGATGATTCGGCGCTGAAAGGCAAATGGGCGCTGTTTGCGAAAATCACCCCGACCGATGACCTTATCGCGATGAACAAGGCCGCGCAGAAGGTCTACACCTCAATGGAAATTCAGCCGAACTTTGCCAACACCGGCAAATGTTATCTGGTGGGGCTGGCCGTCACCGATGACCCGGCAAGCCTCGGCACGGAATACCTGGAATTCTGCCGCACGGCAAAACATAACCCTCTGAACCGCTTCAAATTAAGCCCTGAAAACCTGATTTCAGTGGCAACGCCTGTTGAGCTGGAATTTGAAGACCTGCCTGAAACCGTGTTCACCGCCCTGACCGAAAAGGTGAAATCCATTTTTGGCCGCAAACAGGCCAGCGATGATGCCCGTCTGAATGACGTGCATGAAGCGGTGACCGCTGTTGCTGAACATGTGCAGGAAAAACTGAGCGCCACTGAGCAGCGCCTCGCTGAGATGGAAACTGCCTTTTCCGCTCTTAAGCAGGAGGTGACTGACAGGGCGGATGAAACCAGCCAGGCATTCACCCGCCTGAAAAACAGTCTCGACCACACCGAAAGTCTGACCCAGCAGCGCCGCAGCAAGGCCACCGGTGGTGGCGGTGACGCCCTGATGACGAACTGCTGACCGGCGTCAGTCAGTCCGGGAAAACCTTCACGATTAACCCTTAATTTCAGGAAAAACTATGCGCCAGGAAACCCGCTTTAAATTTAATGCCTACCTGTCCCGTGTTGCCGAACTGAACGGCATCGACGCCGGTGATGTGTCGAAAAAATTCACCGTTGAACCGTCGGTCACCCAGACCCTGATGAACACCATGCAGGAGTCCTCTGACTTTCTGACCCGCATCAACATTGTGCCGGTCAGCGAAATGAAAGGGGAAAAAATTGGCATCGGTGTCACCGGCTCCATCGCCAGCACCACCGACACCGCCGGTGGCACCGAGCGTCAGCCGAAGGACTTCTCGAAGCTGGCGTCAAACAAGTACGAATGCGACCAGATTAACTTCGATTTTTATATCCGCTACAAAACGCTTGACCTGTGGGCGCGTTATCAGGATTTCCAGCTCCGTATCCGTAACGCCATTATCAAACGCCAGTCCCTTGATTTCATCATGGCCGGTTTTAACGGCGTGAAGCGTGCCGAAACCTCTGACCGCAGCAGTAACCCGATGCTGCAGGATGTGGCGGTCGGCTGGCTGCAGAAATACCGCAATGAAGCCCCGGCGCGCGTGATGAGCAAGGTCACTGACGAGGAAGGTCACACGACCTCTGAGGTCATCCGCGTGGGTAAGGGCGGTGATTATGCCAGCCTCGATGCACTGGTGATGGATGCGACCAACAACCTGATTGAGCCGTGGTATCAGGAAGACCCTGACCTTGTGGTGATTGTGGGGCGTCAGCTACTGGCGGACAAGTATTTCCCCATCGTCAACAAGGAGCAGGACAACAGCGAGATGCTGGCCGCTGACGTCATTATCAGCCAGAAACGCATCGGTAACCTGCCGGCGGTACGCGTCCCGTACTTCCCGGCGGATGCGATGCTCATCACGAAGCTGGAAAACCTGTCCATCTACTACATGGATGACAGCCATCGCCGCGTGATTGTGGAAAACCCGAAACTCGACCGCGTGGAGAACTACGAGTCAATGAACATTGATTACGTGGTGGAAGACTACGCCGCCGGTTGTCTGGTGGAAAAAATTAAGGTCGGTGACTTCTCCACACCGACTAAAGTGACCGCAGAGCCGGGAGCGTAACCGATGACGAGTCCCGCACAGCGCCACATGATGCGGGTCTCGGCAGCGATGACCGCGCAGCGGGACGCCGCCCCGCTGCGACATGCAACTGTCTATGAGCAGATGCTGGTCAAGCTGGCCGCAGACCAGCGCACACTGAAAGCGATTTATTCAAAAGAGCTGAAGGCCGCGAAAAAACGCGAACTGCTGCCGTTCTGGTTGCCGTGGGTGAACGGCGTGCTGGAGCAGGGCAAAGGCGCACAGGATGACATTCTGATGACGGTCATGCTGTGGCGTCTGGATACCGGCGATATTGCTGGTGCGCTGGAGATTGCCCGTTATGCCCTGAAGTACGGTCTGACCATGCCGGGTAAACACCGCCGCACCCCGCCGTACATGTTCACCGAGGAGGTCGCGCTCGCGGCCATGCGCGCTCACGCTGCCGGTGAGTCTGTGGATCCCCGCCTGCTGACGGACACCCTTGAACTGACCGCCACGGCTGACATGCCTGATGAAGTGCGCGCAAAGCTGCACAAAATTACCGGTCTGTTTCTGCGTGACGGTGGTGATGCCGCCGGTGCGCTGGCGCACCTGCAACGTGCGACACAGCTCGACTGTCAGGCAGGCGTCAAAAAAGAGATTGAACGACTGGAGCGGGAACTGAAACCGAAGCCGGAGCCGCAGCCAAAAGCGGCCACCCGCGCCCCGCGTAAGACCCGGAGCGTGGCACCGGCAAAACGTGGACGCCCGAAAAAGAAAGCCAGTTAACAACCGAATGCGCCCCGCGCCAGGGCGGCACGCCGGTCAGTGAGGGTGAATCACCTGACACTGCACCGGCGTCCACCGCCCGACTTTTCAGAGGTAGTCATGATGACGCTGATTATTCCGCGAAAGGAGGCTCCCGTGTCCGGTGAGGGTACGGTGGTCATCCCGCAACCGGCAGGCGACGAGCCGGTGATTAAAAACACGTTCTTTTTTCCCGATATCGACCCGAAGCGCGTCCGGGAACGTATGCGCCTTGAGCAGACCGTCGCCCCCGCCCGTCTGCGTGAGGCCATCAAGTCAGGCATGGCGGAGACGAATGCGGAGCTGTACGAGTACCGCGAACAGAAAATTGCCGCCGGTTTTACGCGTCTGGCGGACGTCCCGGCGGACGACATCGACGGTGAAAGCATCAAAGTTTTTTACTACGAGCGCGCCGTGTGTGCGATGGCGACCGCGTCGCTTTATGAGCGTTATCGCGGCGTGGATGCCAGTGCGAAAGGCGACAAGAAGGCTGACAGCATTGACAGCACCATTGATGAACTGTGGCGGGATATGCGCTGGGCGGTGGCGCGTATCCAGGACAAGCCACGCTGCATCGTGAGTCAAATCTGATGAAGACCTTTGCGCTACAGGGCGACACGCTCGACGCCATTTGTGTCCGGTATTACGGGCGCACTGAGGGCGTGGTTGAGACCGTGCTCGCCGCAAATCCGGGACTGGCTGAACTGGGTGCGGTGCTGCCACACGGCACCGCCGTCGAACTGCCCGACGTTCAGACCGCGCCCGTGGCTGAAACTGTCAATCTGTGGGAGTAACGCATGACAGCAGAAGAAAAAAGCGTCCTGTCGCTTTTCATGATTGGGGTGCTGATTGTTGTCGGCAAGGTGCTTGCCGGTGGTGAACCCATCACCCCGCGTCTGTTTATCGGGCGCATGTTGCTCGGTGGTTTTGTCTCGATGGTTGCCGGTGTTGTTCTGGTGCAGTTTCCTGACCTGTCACTGCCTGCGGTGTGCGGCATCGGCTCCATGCTGGGTATCGCCGGTTATCAGGTGATTGAGATTGCCATTCAGCGCCGCTTTAAGGGCAGGGGGAAACCGTAATGCCGGTAATTAACACGCATCAGAATATCGCCGCCTTTCTCGACATGCTGGCCGTGTCCGAAGGGACGGCGAATCACCCGCTGACGAAAAACCGGGGCTATGACGTGATAGTCACCGGACTGGACGGAAAGCCGGAAATATTCACCGACTACAGTGACCACCCGTTCGCGCATGGCCGACCGGCGAAGGTGTTTAACCGTCGCGGTGAAAAATCCACGGCCTCCGGTCGCTATCAGCAGCTTTACCTGTTCTGGCCGCATTACCGCAAACAGCTTGCCCTGCCGGATTTCAGTCCGTTGTCGCAGGACAGGCTCGCCATTCAGTTGATCCGCGAACGCGGTGCACTGGATGACATCCGGGCGGGACGCATTGAGCGCGCCATTTCACGCTGTCGCAATATCTGGGCGTCCCTGCCGGGTGCCGGTTACGGTCAGCGTGAGCATTCACTGGAAAAACTGGTCACCGTCTGGCGTACCGCCGGCGGTGTACCGGCTTAAACGGAGTAAACACCATGAAGAAATTATCCCTTTCACTGATGCTGAATGTGTCGCTGGCGCTGATGCTGGCACTGTCCCTGATTTACCCGCAGAGCGTGGCCGTCAGTTTTGTCGCCGCCTGGGCGATTCTGACGACGGTTATCTGTGTGGTTGCCGGTGGTGTCGGCGTGTATGCCACAGAGTATGTACTGGAACGCTACGGGCGGGAGCTGCCGCCGGAATCGCTGGCCGTGAAGATTGTCGCGTCGCTGTTTTTGCAGCCGGTGCCGTGGCGCAGACGGGCGGCGGCTCTGGTAGTGATGGTGGCGACGTTTATCTCGCTGGTCGCTGCCGGGTGGATTTTTACCGCGCTGATTTATCTTGTGGCGTCGCTGTTTTTCCGGCTGATACGTAAAGCCTGTCGTCAGCGTCTTGAGGGGCGGGAATTATGTCAAAGCTGATGATTGTGCTGGTCGTGTTGTTATCGCTGGCGGTGGCGGGGCTGTTTCTGGCGAAGCATGAAAACGCCAGCCTGCGCGCCTCGCTGGACAGGGCGAACAACGTCGCCAGTGAACAGCAGGTGACCATCACCATGCTGAAAAATCAGCTTCATGTTGCCCTCACCAGAGCAGACAAAAACGAGCTGGCGCAGGTGGCACTGCGTCAGGAACTGGAGAACGCCGCGAAGCGTGAAGCACAGCGCGAGAAAACCATCACGAGGTTACTGAATGAAAACGAAGATTTTCGCCGCTGGTACGGCGCTGGCCTGCCTGATGCTGTGCGCCGGTTGCACCAGCGCCCGGCCTGCACCGACGCCAGTGATTGTCCACAACGCCTGCCCGAAAGTGAGTCTTTGCCCGATGCCGGGCAGTGACCCGCAGACGAACGGCGATTTAAGTGCCGATATCCGGCAGCTTGAGAACGCGCTGGCACGCTGTGCCAGCCAGGTAAAAATGATTAAACACTGTCAGGACGAAAACGATGCTCAAACCCGACAGCCTGCGCAGGGCGCTGACTGATGCCGTCACGGTGCTGAAAACTAACCCCGATATGCTGCGGATATTCGTGGATAACGGGAGTATTGCCTCCACACTGGCGACGTCGCTGTCATTCGAAAAGCGTTACACGCTCAATGTCATTGTGACCGACTTTACCGGTGATTTTGACCTGCTCATTGTGCCGGTGCTGGCGTGGCTGCGGGAAAATCAGCCCGACATCATGACCACCGACGAAGGTCAGAAAAAAGGTTTCACGTTTTATGCAGACATCAACAATGACAGCAGCTTTGATATCAGCATCAGCCTGATGCTGACCGAGCGCACGCTGGTCAGTGAGGTGGACGGCGCGCTGCATGTGAAGAATATCCCGGAACCCACGCCGCCGGAGCCGGTCACCCGCCCGGTGGAGCTGTATATCAATGGCGAACTGGTGAGCAAGTGGGATGAATGAGTTTAAGCGTTTTGAAGACCGGCTGACCGGACTGATTGAATCGCTGTCACCGTCAGGGCGTCGGCGACTGAGTGCCGAACTGGCGAAACGTCTGCGTCAGAGTCAGCAGCGTCGGGTGATGGCACAGAAAGCCCCGGACGGCACACCCTACGTGCCACGCCAGCAGCAGAGCGCCAGAAAAAAGACCGGTCGTGTTAAGCGAAAAATGTTTGCGAAACTTATCACCAGTCGTTTTTTGCATATCCGCGCCAGCCCGGAGCAGGCATCAATGGAGTTTTACGGCGGGAAGTCACCGAAAATCGCCAGTGTGCATCAGTTCGGTCTGTCGGAAGAAAACCGGAAAGACGGTAAGAAAATTGATTATCCGGCGCGTCCTCTGCTCGGCTTTACCGGTGAGGATGTGCAGATGATTGAAGAGATTATCCTGGCTCACCTCGACCGTTAGTTGTGCCATTCCCGACACCTCATCGTCACATTGCCGCCGGTATGACCCGGCGGCATCCTTCCCGTTATGAACACTCTCGCAAATATTCAGGAACTCGCGCGCGCACTGCGCAACATGATTCGCACCGGCCTTGTCGTCGAAACCGACCTTAACGCCGGTCGCTGCCGTGTGCAGACCGGCGGCATGTGCACCGACTGGCTTCAGTGGCTGACCCATCGCGCCGGGCGTTCGCGCACATGGTGGGCACCTTCCGTGGGGGAACAGGTGCTGATTCTGGCCGTGGGTGGTGAACTCGACACGGCGTTCGTTCTGCCGGGAATTTATTCCGGCGATAACCCCGCGCCGTCTGCGTCGGCGGATGCCCTGCATATCCGTTTCCCTGACGGGGCGGTGATTGAGTATGAACCCGAAACCAGTGCACTCACGGCAAGCGGAATTAAAACGGCCAGCGTGACGGCTTCTGATTCTGTTACTGCCACGGTACCGGTGGTCACGGTGAAAGCGTCAACCCGTGTCACCCTGGACACACCGGAAGTGGTCTGCACTAACAAACTGACTACCGGCACGCTGGAAGTGCAGAAGGGCGGGACGATGCGCGGCAACATTGAACACACCGGCGGTGAACTCTCATCAAACGGTAAGGTACTGCATACCCACAAACACCCCGGCGACAGCGGCGGCACAACCGGGAGTCCTTTATGACAGCGCGTTATCTCGGAATGAATCGCAGTGATGGCCTGACTGTCACTGACCTTGAGCATATCAGCCAGAGTATCGGCGATATCCTGCGCACACCGGTCGGCTCACGGGTGATGCGTCGTGATTACGGCTCGTTGCTGGCATCAATGATTGACCAGCCGCAGACCCCGGCGCTTGAGTTGCAGATTAAGGTCGCCTGTTACATGGCGGTGCTGAAATGGGAACCCCGCGTCACCCTGTCATCCGTCACCACTGAGCGCAGTTTTGACGGGCGAATGACGGTCACGTTAACCGGCCAGCACAACGACACCGGCCAGCCACTTTCGTTAACCATCCCTGTGAGTTGAAACCATGCCGATTATCGACCTGAACCAGCTACCCGCACCGGATGTGGTCGAGGAGCTGGACTTTGAAACCATTCTTGCCGAACGCAAGGCGACACTGATTTCCCTTTACCCGGAAGACCAGCAGGAGGCGGTCGCCCGTACCCTGACGCTGGAATCTGAGCCTCTCGTCAAACTGCTGGAGGAAAATGCTTATCGTGAGCTTATCTGGCGTCAGCGTGTGAATGAGGCCGCACGGGCGGTGATGCTGGCCTGTGCCGCCGGTAATGACCTTGATGTGATTGGTGCCAATTACAACACTACGCGCCTGACTATCACCCCGGCAGATGATTCGACCATCCCGCCGACACCGGCAGTGATGGAATCTGACACGGATTATCGTCTGCGTATTCAGCAGGCGTTTGAAGGTTTAAGCGTCGCCGGGTCGGTGGGTGCCTATCAGTATCATGGTCGCAGTGCCGACGGGCGTGTCGCGGATATTTCTGTAACCAGTCCGTCTCCGGCCTGTGTCACCATCTCTGTGCTGTCACGTGAAAATAACGGTGTTGCATCCGAAGACCTGCTGGCCGTGGTGCGTAACGCCCTTAATGGCGAGGACGTCAGGCCGGTGGCCGACCGCGTGACCGTGCAGTCTGCCGCCATCGTTGAATACCAGATAAACGCCACGCTTTACCTTTACCCTGGTCCCGAAAGCGAACCCATCCGCGCCGCCGCCGTGAAAAAGCTGGAAGCGTACATCACGGCACAGCACCGGCTGGGGCGCGACATCCGTCTGTCTGCCATTTATGCCGCTTTGCATGTGGAAGGCGTGCAGCGTGTCGAACTGGCTGCACCACTGGCCGACATCGTGCTCAACAATACGCAGGCGTCTTTCTGTACCGAATACCGCGTCGTGACCGGAGGCCCGGATGAGTGATTCGCGACTGCTGCCGACCGGCTCATCACCGCTTGAGGTCGCCGCCGCAAAAGCCTGTGCGGAAATTGAAAAAACGCCGGTCAGTATTCGTGAGCTGTGGAACCCGGACACCTGCCCGGCAAATCTGCTGCCGTGGCTGGCGTGGTCATTTTCGGTTGACCGCTGGGATGATAAATGGCCGGAAGCGACAAAACGCGCTGTTATCCGCGATGCGTATTTCATTCACTGCCATAAGGGCACTATAGGCGCAATCCGGCGTGTGGTGGAGCCGCTCGGCTATCTGATTGAGGTAAGGGAGTGGTGGCAGCTCAACGAGGATCCGGGGACGTTCCGTATCGTTGTTGGCGTGCTTGAGCAGGGTATTACCGAAGAAATGTATCAGGAGCTGGAGCGCCTCGTTGCTGATGCAAAACCGGCAAGCCGCCATCTGACGGGACTGGCTATCAGTTTAAGTACAAACGGCAACATTTTTGCCGGTGCGGGATGCTATCACGGCGACGCCCTGACGGTTTATCCCTACACCCCGGAGGCCATTATTGTCGGAGGGGATTATTTCCCGGCCTCGGCCATTCATTTAATTGATAACCTGAGAGTAAACGCATGACAGTGAAATACTACGCCATTCTGACTAATCAGGGCGCAGCACGGCTGGCTAACGCGACGATGCTCGGCAGTAAGCTGAATCTGACGCAAATGGCCGTTGGTGATGCGAATGGTGTCTTGCCGACACCAGACCCGGCACAGACAAAACTGATTAACCAGAAACGCATCGCGCCGCTGAATCTTCTGAGTGTTGATCCGAACAACCAGAGCCAGATTATTGCGGAGCAAATCATCCCTGAGAACGAGGGCGGATTCTGGATCCGTGAGATTGGGCTTTATGATGATGAAGGCGTACTCATTGCGGTGGCGAACTGCCCGGAAACGTACAAACCGCAGTTGCAGGAAGGCAGTGGTCGTACCCAGACTATCCGCATGATTCTGGTTATCACGAATACCGAAGCCATCACGCTGAAAATCGACCCGTCGGTGGTACTGGCGACCCGTAAATACGTGGATGATAAAGTCCTGGAATTAAAGCTGTATGTGGATGACCAGATGAGAAACCACATTGCCGCACAGGATCCTCATACCCAGTATGCGCAGAAACATAATCCGACATTTACCGGAGAACCAAAAGCGCCGACGCCTGCCGCAGGAAATAACACCACGCGGATTGCGACCACTGCGTTTGTTCAGGCCGCTATTACCGCTCTGATTAACGGTGCGCCAGCCACGCTGGACACACTGAAAGAAATTGCCGCAGCCATTAACAATGACCCGAAATTCAGCACCACCATTAACAATGCGCTGTCAGGTAAGCAGCCACTGGATGAGACGCTGACTCATTTGAGTGGAAAGGATGTTGCCGGTCTTCTCGCATACCTTGGTTTAGGAGAAACGATAAATCTCGCTGCGGGTGCACTGCAAAAATCGCAGAATGGCGGCGATATTCCGGACAAAAAACAATTTGCGAGAACTATCGGCGCGGTAACATCGACTACCATTACACTTGGTGAATCAGGCTGGTTCAAAATCGCCACGGTTGTAATGCCGCAGGCTACATCAACAGCGGTGATTAAACTGTACGGTGGGGCGGGGTTTAACGCTGGTTCACCTGAACAGGCGGCAATCAGCGAACTGGTATTGCGTGCCGGTAATGGCTCACCTGTTGGAATAACTGCCACGTTGTGGAGACGCTCGCCTGCTGCGGCTAACGAGGTCGCATGGGTTAATACATCAGGCGACACCTACGATATTTATATTAATATCGGCCAGTATGCGTACTGGTTAATTGCGCAATATGACTACACCGGTAATGCAAATGTCACGTTGCACAGTACGCCTGAATATTCATCAGTACAGCCGGGAAACTCAACCAGCGGTCAGACATATACAATTTACAGTAGTCTGATGAAACCAACAGCCGGTGATGTGGGTGCATTGCCGATTACAGGGGGACAGCTAAACGGTCCGTTAAGCATTGGTACTGACAATGCACTGGGCGGTAATTCAATTGTACTCGGTGATAACGATACCGGTTTTAAACAGAACGGTGACGGGATACTGGATACATACGCGAACAACCAGCACACCGTTCGTGTCGCTCCCGGTGAAATGATGGTTCTGGGAGCTATTCGCGCAGGCAAAGAAAAAAAACTGTCACTAACGAGTAATAATAATTCGACAATGACAGCCACGTTTAACTTATGGGGCGACGCAAACAGGCCCACTGTAATTGAACTGGATGATGATCAGGGATGGCAGTTATACAGCCAGCGAAACCCTGATGGTTCAGTCCTGTTTACGGTCAATGGCGATATCACCGCTAACGTACTGCGTGCAGGCGGGGCCATCTATCAGAATAACGGTGATATCTTTGGTTCGCTATGGGGAAATGGCTGGTTAAGTACCTGGATTAATAATAATCTCGTCTTAGATGTTCAGTTAGGGGCCGGCACATCAGTGACTACCTGGAACAATGCAGGGTCATGGCCTAACACTCCCGGATATGTAGTTACCTCCGTCTGGAAAGATTATCAGGGCGAAAATATTGATGGTATTAATTATGCGCCTTTGCAAAAACGAGTCGGGAATCAGTGGTATACCGTACAAGGGGGAACGGTATAATGAAAAAATATCAGAATATCAAAAATTTCAGACTGACTGACGCGCCTGTAAACAGGGGGAAAACTCAGGCCGAAATAAATATAGGTGCATATTTTCTGAAGTCAGACGACGGACAGGACTGGTATGAGTGTCAGTCATTATTTTCTGATGATACTGCAAAAATAATGTACGACCATGAAGGGGTTATCTGGGGTGTTGTTAATAAGCCAGTCCCGCAACGTGGCAACACATATTCTGTATCAATGTTGTGGCCGGTTAATATGTCTGTTGCGGAAATAGACGCTGCTGACTGTCCTGATGATTGCCGTGGTGATGGCTCATGGTTGTACAGGGATGGTAAGGTTTTACCCGTTCCGGTGGATTATCAGGCTAAGGCCGAAACCACCCGACAGAAACTACTGGATGCCGCTAACAGCGCCATTGCCGACTGGCGAACCGAACTGGCGTTGGGTGAAATAAGTGACGACGATAAGGCCAGCCTGACTAAATGGATGGCGTATATCAGGGCGCTTAAAACGCTGGATTTGAGCGGCGTGAAAGACTCAGCCACCTTCACGGAAATCAGGTGGCCTGAATTACCACAATAACGACTACTGGCTGGCTGGCTTATCCGGCCAGTCAGGATTTGAGGTATCCACCCGGTTTACCAGTACACTGTAGAGCTCCCAGGCGTCCAGCCGTTTAATCTCTTCATCTGTGGCAATTTTTAGTTTTACTGCCCGTGCCAGTGGCGCAATGACTGACTCTGCTCCGGCAAGGAGTTCCGCTTTTCTGGATTCAGCCTGTGCAACCAGTTCTTCAGGCGTATATTCGCGATGTTCAACCAGTACTGGGCCTCCTTTCCTGTGCTCAATATATTTTCCGTCCACCTGACCCTGCATAAGTTCATGGTAGTGTTCATCAGTCAGAGGAATTAGATCAGTCGGGCAATCTCCCGATTCGGTATCCGGCTTGTAGAAAAAACCTTTCTCTTTAAAGCTGTAATAATAATCGCTCATTTTATCTCCCAATCGCAAACCAGGCTACAGGGTAGTTATTTATATGATTACTGCTCGATGAATCTTTTGTAGCGGCAAAAAACTGGCTTTTACTCACCGGATATCCAAACGCGTTATCCACCGCCCCCCCCTGCTGATTATTGTTGGTGACAAATACAGCAAAGCAGGATGCCGGAAACTCTCGCGGGAAATTGTAGGTTCCGTTTGAGCTACCAAGTGTCCCCCATTGCATTATAAACCCGGTGCTTTCGTCACGAACCCATCCATAATCACCCAGACTGGCAGTATTTTTGCGGTTGTAATTGTTATTAAGGAAGTCATTCAGCCAGCCACCCCACACATCACCATATAAATTACCATCAGGAGCAACACGGCTTTTACCGCTCAATAAAATTTCTGTAGCTGTAATCCTGCCCGGCGCGCGAAATTCTCCGGTTGCAACATCAAATACCCATATTTTATCGTTAACATCAAAGTCTGTTTTCGCGTGAATTGCAATTTGTGGGAAATTAGTATTCCCACTAGTTAATATTCCGAAAGAGGCGGCTACAGGATAGCCAGACTCCAGTGAGACCTTTCCTTTCAGGAGCGGGAAAAAATTATTATCATTATTCTGACGGTGAACCATTGGTACACTAAACGGTGCTTCACTGCTTAACTGACCAGAAAATCCCCCCGCCCCCTCCGGCCAGTTATTATCAACAAGAGCCTGAAAATTTTTAGTCAGCATCTTTTTACTGTGCTGCAATTCATTTTCATTAAAATATCCTGCCAGCACGTTGTTAGCCATAAATGCCAGATTACCGTCGCCGTTCCCTTTGAGCCCGGTATCGTTATCACCGATAGCGATGGAACTACCGCCCAGTGTGTTATTAGTATTCACGCCGAAGGAAGATGTCTGTGGCAGGGTTAACTTCCCGTTCATCTCATCGCCAGTTTTCTGGACTGCGCCCGCAGCCAGATTTATCGTTTCGCCTAAACCAACGTTTATGAAAATGCAGAGATAACGGGCAACTGGCATCATCTCCGGTTTTTATTCAGGGGGATGCTCATGCTTATTGGCTATGTACGCGTGTCAACAAATGACCAGAACACGGAATTGCAGCGTAACGCGCTGGAGTGTGCAGGATGTGAGCTTATTTTTGAGGATAAAATCAGCGGCACGAAGTCCGACCGACTGGGACTGAAAAAACTGCTCAGGACATTATCGGAGGGGGATACACTGGTGGTCTGGAAGCTGGACCGGCTGGGGCGTAGTATGCGGCATCTGGTCATTCTGGTTGAGGAACTGCGCGAACGCGGTGTTAATTTTCGCAGTCTGACGGATGCTATTGATACCAGCACGCCGATGGGGCGTTTTTTCTTTCATGTGATGGGTGCCCTGGCTGAAATGGAGCGAGAACTCATTGTCGAGCGGACACGCGCCGGACTGGAAGCGGCCAGAGCCAAAGGTCGTATTGGTGGCAGACGTCCGAAACTCACCGCGAGTGAGTGGGAGCAGGTCGGACGGTTGCTGGCTGCGGGGGAATCTCGTCAACGCGTGGCGCTGATTTTTGATATTGGCCTGTCCACGCTCTATAAGAAATTCCCCTCATCAGCGACAAAGAATAAATTGTGTCATCCCTTAGCCAACCGGGACAAATAGCCTGACATCTCCGGCACAACTGAAAATACCACTCACCCATTAACCACGGAGTTAAACGGATGAGTGACTATCATCACGGCGTGCAGGTGCTGGAGATTAACGACGGCACCCGCGTCATTTCCACCGTATCCACTGCCATTGTTGGCATGGTCTGCACGGCCAGCGATGCGGATGCGGAAACCTTCCCCCTCAATAAACCGGTGCTGATTACCAATGTGCAGAGCGCAATTGCAAAGGCCGGTAAAAAAGGCACGCTGGCGGCATCGTTGCAGGCTATCGCCGACCAGTCAAAACCGGTCACCGTTGTTGTGCGCGTGGAGGACGGCACCGGCGACGACGAAGAAACGAAACTTGCGCAGACCGTTTCCAATATCATCGGCACCACTGACGAAAACGGTCAGTACACCGGACTGAAAGCCCTGCTGGCGGCGGAGTCGGTAACCGGTGTTAAACCGCGTATTCTTGGTGTGCCGGGACTGGATACCAAAGAGGTGGCTGTAGCACTGGCATCAGTCTGTCAGAAGCTGCGCGCTTTCGGGTATATCAGCGCATGGGGCTGTAAAACCATTTCCGAGGTGAAAGCCTACCGTCAGAATTTCAGCCAGCGTGAGCTGATGGTCATCTGGCCGGATTTCCTCGCATGGGATACGGTCACCAGTACCACCGCCACCGCGTATGCCACCGCCCGTGCGCTGGGGCTGCGCGCTAAAATCGACCAGGAGCAGGGCTGGCATAAAACGCTGTCCAATGTCGGGGTGAACGGTGTTACCGGCATCAGCGCCTCTGTATTCTGGGATTTGCAGGAGTCCGGTACTGATGCTGACCTGCTTAACGAGTCAGGCGTCACAACGCTGATTCGCCGTGACGGTTTCCGCTTCTGGGGTAACCGTACCTGCTCTGATGACCCGCTGTTCCTCTTTGAAAACTACACCCGCACCGCGCAGGTGCTGGCCGACACGATGGCTGAGGCGCACATGTGGGCGGTGGACAAGCCCATCACTGCAACGCTGATTCGCGACATCGTTGACGGTATTAATGCCAAATTCCGTGAGCTGAAAACAAACGGCTATATCGTGGATGCGACCTGCTGGTTCAGCGAAGAATCCAACGATGCGGAAACCCTCAAGGCCGGAAAACTGTATATCGACTACGACTATACACCGGTGCCTCCTCTCGAAAACCTGACCCTGCGCCAGCGTATTACCGATAAATACCTGGCAAATCTGGTCACTTCGGTTAACAGCAATTAAGGAGCCTGACCGATGGCAATGCCGCGCAAACTCAAGTTAATGAACGTCTTTCTGAACGGCTACAGCTATCAGGGCGTTGCAAAGTCCGTCACGCTGCCAAAACTGACCCGTAAGCTCGAAAACTATCGCGGTGCGGGGATGAACGGCAGCGCACCGGTAGACCTCGGTCTTGATGACGATGCGCTGTCAATGGAGTGGTCGCTCGGTGGCTTCCCGGATTCGGTTATCTGGGAGCTTTACGCCGCAACCGGTGTGGATGCTGTGCCGATTCGTTTTGCAGGCTCTTACCAGCGTGACGATACCGGCGAAACGGTGGCCGTCGAAGTGGTCATGCGTGGACGTCAGAAAGAAATCGACACCGGCGAGGGTAAACAGGGAGAAGACACTGAGTCGAAAATCTCCGTGGTCTGCACCTATTTCCGGCTGACGATGGACGGTAAGGAGCTGGTCGAAATCGACACCATCAACATGATTGAGAAGGTGAACGGCGTCGACCGGCTGGAGCAACACCGCCGCAATATCGGCCTGTGATTTTCATCCGGTCAGCCTGGCTGACCGGTTAACCCCGATTCAGAAGTGAGAAAACCATGAACAAAGAAAATGTGATTACCCTGGACAATCCGGTCAAGCGTGGTGAGCAGGTTATCGAACAGGTCACGCTGATGAAACCTAATGCCGGGACGCTGCGCGGTGTCAGTCTGGCTGCGGTCGCAAACTCCGAAGTCGATGCACTGATTAAAGTGCTGCCGCGCATGACGGCACCGATGCTGACCGAGCAGGAGGTCGCCGCACTGGAACTGCCTGACCTTGTGGCGCTGGCCGGTAAGGTGGTCGGTTTTTTGTCGCCGAACTCGGTGCAGTGACGTTCCCGAAAAATCTCTCGGTCGATGACCTGATGGCGGATGTGGCAGTGATATTTCACTGGCCGCCATCAGAACTGTATCCCATGAGCCTGACCGAACTCATCACATGGCGCGAAAAGGCGCTCCGGCGAAGCGGAAACACGAATGAGTAACAATGTAAAATTACAGGTATTGCTCAGGGCTGTTGACCAGGCATCCCGCCCGTTTAAATCCATCCGCACAGCGAGTAAGTCGCTGTCGGGGGATATCCGGGAAACACAAAAATCACTGCGCGAGCTGAACGGTCAGGCATCCCGTATTGAGGGATTTCGCAAGACCAGTGCACAGCTCGCCGTGACTGGTCATGCACTTGAAAAGGCACGGCAGGAAGCTGAAGCCCTTGCCACACAGTTTAAAAATACCGAACGACCGACCCGTGTTCAGGCGAAAGTGCTGGAATCCGCAAAGCGTGCGACGGAGGACTTACAGGCGAAATATAACCGCCTGACGGATTCCGTTAAACGCCAGCAGCGGGAACTGGCCGTTGTGGGAATTAATACCCGCAATCTTGCACATGATGAGCAGGGACTGAAAAACCGTATCAGTGAAACCACCGCACAACTTAACCGTCAGCGCGACGCGCTGGCGCGTGTCAGTGCGCAACAGGCAAAACTTAACGCAGTAAAACAGCGTTATCAGGCCGGAAAGGAACTGGCCGGAAATATGGCCTCGGTGGGCGCTGCCGGTGTGGGGATTGCGGCGGCGGGAACGATGGCCGGAGTTAAGCTGCTGATGCCCGGTTATGAGTTTGCGCAGAAAAACTCAGAATTGCAGGCCGTGCTCGGTGTGGCAAAAGATTCCGCCGAAATGGCCGCGCTACGCAAACAGGCGCGCCAGCTCGGCGACAATACCGCTGCCTCAGCGGATGATGCAGCCGGTGCGCAGATTATCATTGCAAAAGCCGGTGGGGATGTTGATGCCATTCAGGCGGCAACGCCGGTCACGCTGAATATGGCGCTGGCGAACCGCCGCACGATGGAAGAAAACGCCGCCCTGCTGATGGGGATGAAATCCGCCTTTCAGCTTTCAAACGATAAGGTCGCTCATATCGGGGATGTTCTCTCCATGACGATGAACAAAACCGCCGCCGATTTTGACGGCATGAGCGATGCGCTGACCTATGCCGCACCTGTGGCAAAAAATGCCGGTGTCAGCATTGAAGAAACCGCCGCAATGGTCGGGGCGCTGCATGATGCAAAAATCACAGGCTCAATGGCGGGGACGGGAAGCCGTGCCGTGTTAAGCCGCCTGCAGGCACCGACGGGAAAAGCATGGGATGCACTCAAAGAGCTTGGAGTGAAAACCTCAGACAGTAAGGGAAACACCAGACCAATATTTACCATTCTGAAAGAAATGCAGGCCAGTTTTGAGAAAAACCGGCTCGGTACTGCCCAGCAGGCTGAATACATGAAAACCATTTTCGGGGAGGAGGCCAGTTCAGCCGCCGCCGTGCTGATGACTGCCGCCTCAACCGGAAAGCTGGACAAACTGACCGCTGCGTTTAAAGCCTCAGACGGAAAGACCGCAGAGCTGGTTAAAATCATGCAGGATAACCTCGGCGGTGACTTTAAGGAGTTTCAGTCCGCTTATGAGGCGGTGGGGACAGACCTGTTTGACCAGCAGGAAGGCGCACTGCGTAAGCTCACGCAGACGGCCACAAAGTATGTGTTAAAACTCGACGGCTGGATCCAGAAAAACAAATCACTGGCGTCAACCATCGGCATCATTGCCGGTGGTGCACTGGCACTGATTGGTGTCATCGGTGCCATTGGCCTCGTAGCCTGGCCGGTTATCACCGGCATTAATGCCATCATCGCGGCAGCAGGCGCAATGGGGGCAATCTTCACGACGGTTGGCAGTGCTGTTATGACGGCCATCGGGGCGATTAGCTGGCCGATTGTGGCTGTGGTGGCCGCCATTGTCGCCGGGGCGTTGCTTATCCGTAAATACTGGGAGCCTGTCAGCGCATTCTTTGGCGGTGTGGTTGAAGGGCTGAAAGCAGCATTTGCGCCAGTGGGGGAACTGTTCACGCCACTTAAGCCGGTGTTTGACTGGCTGGGTGAAAAGTTACAGGCCGCGTGGCAGTGGTTTAAAAACCTGATTGCCCCGGTCAAAGCTACCCAGGACACCCTGAACCGTTGCCGTGACACGGGCGTCATGTTCGGGCAGGCACTGGCTGACGCGCTGATGCTGCCGCTTAATGCGTTCAACAAACTGCGCAGTGGTATTGACTGGGTACTGGAAAAACTCGGTGTTATCAACAAAGAGTCAGACACACTTGACCAGACCGCCGCCAGAACTCAAGCCGCCACGTATGGCAGCGGTGGTTATATTCCGGCGACCAGCTCTTATGCAGGTTATCAGGCTTATCAGCCGGTCACGGCACCGGCTGGCCGCTCTTATGTGGACCAGAGTAAAAACGAATATCACATCAACCTGACGGGCGGTACTGCGCCGGGGACACCGCTTGACCGCCAGTTACAGGATGCGCTCGAAAAATACGAGCGGGATAAACGTGCGCGCGCCCGTGCCAGCATGATGCATGACGGTTAAGGAGGTGACGAAAAATGATGCTCGCGTTAGGTATGTTTGTTTTTATGCGCCAGACGCTGCCACACCAGACCATGCAGCGTGAATCAGATTATCGCTGGCCGTCAAATTCCCGTATCGGTAAACGGGATGCCTACCAGTTTCTCGGCGTTGGTGAGGAAAACATGACGCTTGCCGGTGTGCTTTATCCCGAACTGACCGGCGGCAAGCTGACGATGACCACGCTCAGACTGATGGCAGAGGAAGGCCGGGCGTGGCCGTTGCTGGATGGTACCGGCATGATTTACGGCATGTATGTCATCAGCAGGGTGAGTGAAACAGGGAGTATTTTCTTTGCAGACGGCACACCCCGGAAAATTGATTTTACGCTGTCGCTCACCCGCGTTGATGAATCACTGGCCGCGCTTTATGGCGATATCGGTAAACAGGCGGAGTCGCTCATCGGTAAGGCTGGCAGTATGGCGACTAAATTCACGGGTATGACGGGGGCGGGATAATGCTGGATGCGCTGACATTTGATGCAGGCAGTACGCTGACGCCGGATTACATGCTGATGCTCGACAGCAGGGATATTACCAGCAATATCAGTGACCGTCTGATGAGCATGACCCTGACGGATAACCGGGGCTTTGAGGCTGACCAGCTTGATATTGAACTGAACGATGCCGACGGGCAGGTCGGGCTGCCGGTTCGTGGCGCTGTCCTGACGGTGTATATCGGCTGGAAAGGTTTTGCCCTGGTATGCAAAGGGAAATTTACCGTTGATGAGGTTGAACACCGGGGCGCGCCGGATGTGGTCACCATCCGTGCCCGGAGTGCAGATTTTCGCGGGACGCTCAATTCCCGCCGGGAAGGCTCATGGCATGACACCACGCTCGGTGCGATTGTTGAGGCGATAGCCTCCCGTAACAGGCTGGAAGCCAGTGTCGCGCCGTCACTGGCAGGAATTAAAATCCCGCACATCGACCAGTCGCAGGAGTCTGATGCGAAATTCCTGACCCGTCTTGCAGAACGCAACGGCGGTGAGGTGTCGGTAAAAATGGGAAAACTGTTGTTTCTCAAAGCGGGGCAGGGGGTGACGGCCAGCGGTAAAAAAATCCCGCAGATTACCATCACCCGCAGCGACGGCGACCGCCATCATTTTGCGATTGCTGACCGTGGAGCCTATACCGGTGTAACGGCAAAGTGGTTACACACCAAAGACCCGAAGCCGCAAAAGCAGAAGGTAAAACTGAAACGCAAAAAGAAAGAAAAACACCTGCGCGCACTGGAGCACCCGAAAGCGAAACCGGTCACGCAGAAGAAAGCGCCAAAAGTACCGGAAGCGCGCGAAGGTGAATACATGGCCGGTGAAGCTGACAACGTTTTTGCCCTGACCACGGTATATGCCACAAAAGCGCAGGCTATGCGCGCCGCTCAGGCGAAGTGGGACAAACTGCAACGGGGCGTTGCGGAGTTCTCCATCAGCCTGGCTACTGGTCGGGCAGATATTTACACGGAAACGCCGGTCAAAGTGTCAGGCTTTAAGCGCGTCATAGACGAGCAGGACTGGACAATCACTAAGGTGACACATTTTCTGAATAATAGCGGCTTCACGACGTCCTTGGAGCTTGAGGTCAGGCTTTCTGATGTGGAGTACGAAACAGAAGATGATGAGTGATGTTTTTATTTTATCTGTTTGTTTTATAAGGATAAATTAACTAAAATGGCAACATCAACAAAACCGGAAGAGGTGCTCGCGATGTTTCATTGTCCTTTATGCCAGCATGCCGCACATGCGCGTACAAGCCGCTATATCACTGACACGACAAAAGAGCGTTATCACCAGTGTCAGAACGTGAATTGCAGCGCCACGTTCATCACCTATGAGTCGGTACAGAGATACATCGTGAAGCCGGGAGAAGTCCACGCTGTAAGGCCGCACCCGTTGCCGTCAGGGCAGCAAATTATGTGGATGTGA